TTGTCTAAGAACATCCGTCCTATGACTCTACTCTTTATACTTGGTGGCTATTTTGTATTTGCTATGATGAGTGCATTTGACTACGATACAAACAAAGCCTATGTTGAACTACTAGGTCAATGGGGTATGTTAATTATGTCCTTCTACTTTGGTGGACGTACTCTTGAGAAAATAATGGATATGAAAGCGAAGGAAAAAGATGCAGCTAAGTGAACACTTTACCCTTGAAGAATTAACTCGCTCAGAAGTAGCGGAGCGTAAAGGATTAGACAATACTCCTAATGCTGTGGAGGTTGCTAATCTAGTTCGTTTAGCTGGGCTGCTCGAAGAAGTTAGAGCTTTACTTAACAAACCAATTCTTTTAAACTCTGGCTTTAGGTCTAAGGCAGTCAATGACTCAGTTGGTTCTAAAGATACGAGCCAACACCGTATCGGCTGCGCTGCAGACATCCGTGTCCCCGGAATGACCCCGAAAGAGGTCGTAGAGGCGTGCATTGCAGCCAACATAGGGTATGACCAAATCATTGAAGAATTTGGCTCATGGACTCATATAAGCGTTCCTGACAGCCCTGCTAGACCACCTCGGAAACAGGCTTTGATTATTGACCGTCAAGGCACTCGTCCATTCAAGTAATGTATCTTATTTGATACATTAACCCCAATAATGTACACAATGAGATACATTTTGCACGGTAACAGGGTGTATAATAAAGTGCAGAAAGTGTGTTAAATGTAACATTTTGTGTGTGTTTGTACAAAAAAGTGTGCTATATGCAACATTTCCCTATCGGTAAAGTTTCTCTGTTTCTGCACAAATACTAAGCATAATAACCCGTTCGGGACATAAAAAAGAGGTGTCCGAAGACACCCCGTCAAGCACTACAACACACAAGGAATTACTTAACCATTCGACACCATGAAATAAACAAGTCGTTTGGCATATCTTTCTTCATCATGTTCATGGTCTTATGTACTATCTGTATATTCCAAACATGATAACCTTCTTGACTATTTATACGGTCTACCGAAGCATCTAAACCAAACTCCAGTGGAACTCCTGTAAAAGCACATTGCTTGTGTTGCTTGATGTATTGCGTGTAGATGTCTTCAATAGTTATAGTTACTTCAAGATTGCGTTTCTTTGCTCCATTCTTTAACCGACTAAAGATTTTACCCGATACATCCTTGTAACCTGTCCACGCTGGGTTATCTTTTCCCTTTTTAGGTGTTCTATTTCGGTTGTTATTTGCTGTGCGACACGAAGGACAAACAGACTTGTTAGCTACCGCTCTTAGATAGGAGTCTTTTTTTACATAATGACGCTCTTTAGAGCAGCAGCTACAAAGTCTTGTATACATATTAAATCTCGCAGTTTCCAGCAGTACACGCAAGTTGCTGCGCACCTTCCACGTTGTCGTCATACTCTCTAAAACTATCCCAGTCAATGGATTCAGGGACAAGCGCACGAAGTTCGTTGTACTGTTCTTCAGTACAATTTTCATAAGGAGCTTGTTTGTAAGTATGGTCTGACATCGGCAGGAACGACACACCGGTAACTTCATCGAAGTGCTTAAACGTCCATGCTCCGACATCCATCCATTCGTTCTCCAAGACAGAGATAGTTACTGACGGCTTATGCTCACAGTAGTGACGCTGGAACAGCAACCACAAGCGCAGATGCTGAATCGCAGTTAAGTCTTCACGAAGTAAAGCACCATCAGCCACAGCAACAGGGAAACTAAATACTGTTGTTGATTCAGGCTTCATAACGCAAGGCTCTGCAACAAATCCTGCTTGAATCATAAACTGTGTTAAAGGGTCTTTATTATCAGCTCGTACACGGCGGATATAATACTTGCTATGCTGAGGATGTATGCCACTAGCGGTAGAACAAAGCTGGGATACTGTGCCTTCTGGCTTGACTGCGGTAACTGCAACCGATTGATTAATACCAATAGCAGCAGCATATTCAGCATTAGTAGCAACAGCAAGGTCACGGAGTTTCTCCAATCGAGCAGGTAATGATTCATCATCAGGGTTATTGAGCAAGGTATTGTCGCAAATACCAGTCATCGACACGCCTAAAAGCGCCTCCTCCTCGGTGTTCTTTTGCCAAATCTTACGCAAGTAAGGGAAGTCTGTAAGACTAGCCTGAAAAGTACCCAGAATGGTAGCAAGACGAATCTTGTTAGCAATGCTATCTTCAGTATCATCAGAACGAATGATGCAAGAGGATAGATTACAGAACTGGTAAGGACGGAGAATAATCTCACTGCAGGGGTTTGTACCAAACGCATACGACTCGTCCCTACGACCATTCTTCGCAGCTTGCTTTTGACTTGCTTCACGATTGAAGATACCACGCTCTCCGCTGTGTGATTCATAGATTGAACTCCATTCACGCATAAATTGACCAATAGATGGTGTCTCTAAGTATGAAGCAGAGTTGTTTGCTAACGCACGCTGTCCTTGACCATCCCACCAATTACCTGCTTTAGCGTGAGCCATCTTGTCGTCTGACAAATCAGACAGACTAATCATTGCTGACCGTCTGACTCCACCCACAACAACAACTTCCCCGATTTTGCACAGAATATCATGGCACTCAAGGGAACTGAGACGGCGACCAACTGCTCCTTTGAATTTGATGACACAGAAGCGATAAAGTTCTTCCAAAGGTCCGGGTCCAGAAGCTCGTCCACCGAAGGTTCTGAGTCTCGCCCCTGCTGGTCTAACTCGAGATACGTCAAATTTTGGAATCTCGCCAGCATACAAAAGAGCGATGAGTTGGCGAAGTGATTTTGCCCATCCTTCTTTAGAATCCGACACAACAATAGAAGTCTTACTGTCAAACAACTGAGTCGGAACTTCAGGTAATTTAGAAACATATTGTTGCTCCACAGAGAAACCGACACCAGTGCCACAGAGAAGGATGTACATTGCTTCGTCAAAGGCTTTGGGGTCGTCGATTGGTAAATAAGAACAGTTAAATGCTGCTACGTTTTGACGCTCTAGCGCAGGTCCTGCTGTCATGACTGCACGCATTGATGGCACTACTTCTAGGTTTACGACGGCTTGCTCTAGCTCTTTACGAAGCTCTGGAGACAAGATGTACTTCTGTTTCTGTACTAAGTGCTTTTCCATAAAGTCAAAGTACCTTGCTACTGTTTCATTCCAGTGTTCACGACGACCTTTATCGTCAAGATAACGACTGTATCTTGATTTAGCAATAAAAGTGTTGTACGGAGTCATTGTGTATGCTGTCATTTTTATTTAACTTCCTTTTCTAGTTTATCGGCGTTGTCCTCGATACGGTCTGAGAACATTTCTACTATGTCTTCACTGCTGATATTAAGTAATTCTAATAAGGTTACTTCATCAAGTGCGGTTAACCTTTCTTTGATTTCGTGGAGTAGCAAAGGCATAGTGTCTTTCTATTTGTAATACTTATTGTTTACTTCATCGTAATTCTCTATCAAAAACTCCAAATAATGCTGAATCTTCTTTAGGTCTTCTTTTCCATTCTTGTAAGGGAAACGGAGGATATATTTTACCACATTATGTGACCACGGGTCAAGTCCCCAATCAAGGGCGATTGTCCACGGCTGGACACCTTTTTTGTAGTGTGTACCGCCTACTTGACGTTCTAAAGTGTCACTTTTCCTGTCCTCAAACTCCTTGATTAAGTCGTTCAAGGTTTCTTCACGAATGTAGCCAAAAGGTGTTGGCATGGCTATTGGGTTTATATCGTGCATTTTGTCAAATCCATCCATGATTTCGTTAAACAAGTTTCGCTTATCCGCTAACACTGCGGCTTTGCGCTTTTCGTATTCTTCACGCATAGTGTTTGACCTCCACTGATTTTCTTAATGACTTCACTCCTTGACTCCAGCTTCCACAGTCCCGACACTGGTATCGTTGATACGAACCTGATAACGAGATAGCTTGACCTCGCTTCTGGATTGCACTGCTACCACAAGTAGGACACACTGCAGATTCAGAGTGGAGATTGCGGTTAGGATGCGTCTTAATC